TTACGTTTTGGGAAAACTCTTCAATCCCTTCTCCACCGTGCGACCGACCACGTAACCGCCGACGCCGAGTTTAAGCAGATCCCACATGTCGGGGGGGATTTCGGCGGCAGGGGTGTTGAATATCGGCACGACGATGTAGTTGTTGGCGATGATCACGCCGAACAGCACCATCAGCAGCGGTCGCCAGTTACGTTGCAGCCAGCTTTCGCCTTGGGCCTCGGCGACGATGATGCTCGCCGCCGCTTCCAGCTCTTTCATGTTGCCCGATAGCGCCAGTTCGTTGAGCCGCGCTTTGATCTGACTGGCCTGGTCCTTGTCTTCGACCGCTTTATCGACGACGCCAAGCAGGCCCGTCAGCAACGGGCCGATGATTGCGGGAAACATCGCGTTCTCCTTTATTCGATGTCGTTGTAATACAGGTGGCGGCCGATTTCGGCGCACGCCGGACGGCCGCGCGACCACGGTGGGTTGACGTGCAAGGTGTGGTAATGGGTGGCGCCGCGGGTCGGGTCTTCCAGGCAGCCCGACACCGCGCGCCGCGCGATACGCAAACAGGTGTCGAACACCCGGTGACCCGGTTCGACCTGTTGGATTTTTTCACGGTTGGGATCATTTACGTTCCAGCACGAAAACTGCCACGGCCTCAGGCAGACCTTTTCGACCGTATCGCCCCACCAATAACCGCTTCGGTCTTTGGCGCGTCTGACGCGGTTCATGATGACGCATGCCACGGCTTCTTTTCCGCGCACGCTTTCACCGCGCGCCTCGCCATAAATGGTCCGCGCCAACACTTCGACATCGCGTTTGCGTTGATCGTGAAGCGCATTCATTTCACACCCCCAGAGCGCGCCGCGCGCGTGATGTCGAGCTTTTCTTCGATGCGAATTAAATGTCCGGTGAGGCGTTCCTCGACGTCGCGCAAATACGAGATCGAGGCGTAGCTTTTCGCCACATCCAATTTATAGGCGTCTAGGTTCTCACGCAGATGCGCAAGGCCGACAGCGGCGACATGACGCACCTCGTCGATATCATTTTGAACGGCATGGTGATTGCGCCAGCCGATCCAAAACAGCCCCGCCAACGCGGGCAACTCCACGGCGGTGATCCACCAGATCAGATCCAGGCCCGATGCGGTATGCATATGGGTCTCCTTTGTTTTTGTATGTTGTGTTTGCATAAAAAAAGCCCCCGCACGGCAGAGGCCTGAGGGAGACTTGTGAAAGGCGTGATTTAGAGATCGAAGGTTGTCTTAGCCGTAAACGCTTGCCCGCCGCCGGACCAACTGGGCCGCAATGTTTTTTGCTGGGCGTTTGGATTACGCGGCAGTCTCACGGGTTCCGCCAGCAAACACCCCGCCACCGCATCCAATCCATCGTCCAGCGCTTTTGCAGCCGGACGCCACTCGCGCATCTCTGTGATAAATGGGGTGGCTTGCACACGTTCGTGAACATGAATGCGCCCCGCCGCCAAGGGGGCGTCGAATGCTTCCAGAATGCGGCGATCTTTGGCGACGCTGGAATATTTTTCCAGCACTGCACAGACCACGCCTTGGTTATCCAATTCCCGGCGCAACAGGCCCGGTAGAAACTTACCGATTCCGTTGGTTTCCAACGTCAGAGATGGAAGGTGCAGTTCACTGACGAAATCAACGGCAAGACGACACAGTTGCTCCGCTTCCGACACCTCATCGACGATCGCCGGATCATGGGTCATGTATTTGATACGGTGCAGCCAATAACGACCGTCTTCGGAAGTGTAAACGCACGCAACGACGGAACTGTCGCCGCGCTGAGGAGCGCCGAAGCTCGGGTCCCACCACGCACTCGCCGAAACTAGCTTCTGATCGCCGAGACTGAGAACCGCCTCGCCGTTCATTTCGGCATATGTCAATTCATCTGCGTAAGAGATCAAGAGATCTACGTCCAAACGCCCCTCGGCGATATCGACGGCCTCCAACAGCATTTGGCTGCGGAACTTATTGGGCCCGGTGCGCCGACGAATGGATTCAATTTTCTTTTTCGGAAACCGTTCTGGCCACCGTGAACGCCCTTGGGCGTCATAAATAGGGATTTCCAATCGCATAAAGCCATCCAGATAAGGCTGGTCTTCCCCAACTTCGCGACGCGTGACCTTGGCGTAGATGGTATAAAAGGTGTGCGGCGTGCCGACATACAGCTGCAAACCGCCGGGCACCAAGACATAGTCGATCTCATCCAGGCGTTCGCGTAGGTCTTCGCGTTTTTGCGCCGTGTCGGATGTGTTGGGCACCTCCACATCGTCGCAAATCACCACATCGGCGCGAGAGCCGGTGATGTTGGCGACGATGCCTTTGGCGAGCATTGACGGATCACGCAGTTCACTATCGCGATTGACGGTGAACTGATCCGACGCCCATTGATCACGGCTTTTGGGTTTCAAGCCTGCGCACACGGGATGGCGTTCAATGATGCGTTTGACGTTGCGCGTCATTTTTCGCGCCAACGATAAATCCGCCGCCAACACCATGATCCGTAAACTTGGATTGCACGCCAAAAGCCAGGCGCAAAAAAGGCCGACCAAGGTCGACTTTCCCGAGTTGCGAAACGCCATCAAAAGCAGTTCACGGTCTTTACCGTTCCAACGGGTTTCCAGCCACGCAGATATTTTTTTGTGATGATAAGGTGTCGATAAATTTTGGTCCTTGTTCCAGATGGCGACGAATTCAGCGAAGTCCGGGGGAGGACCGTGTTCTTGCATTCATAGCCTCCTTAATCACTGTGTGTGACACAGGCGGTGAAACGTCATGTGCGTTCTCCTTTGCAGACATGAGCACGCATCATCGCGCTGTGTTTTCAGTGGGGCCGTTGGGTTGGATGATGGCGAAGCCGTACAACGGCGGGTCAAGATCGGTATTCGTTCCACGCAACTTTATGCCGTTGGCGTCGATGTCGATTTCCCATGCGCCAGCGACATTCTCGGCGTTCACGGCATTCAGCTGCAAAGCGCGAACCGCAGGGTTGCCTGGATCACGCGTTGCATTCCAGACGTTGTGGTTCATGCCCGCCGCATCGTGCTTGGCGTAGACATAATGGGCTTTGCCGCCAAGATTGATAAATCCGTCGGCGGCTGCACATTTAAGCGATTTGATGAAATCGGTCTCAAAATAGACCGTTGCGAGGTATCGCCCCCCCGAGGCATTGACTTCAGCGTTGGTTGTGAGTGCTGGCAGCAATTGAGTTGTTGGCGCGGCAGTCCAATACGTCGTTGACAGCGTATAACCGTTTGTTGTCTCAGATGTGAAGTAGCCCAGGCCAGCAAGCGCGTGATACGTGATGTGCGATCCTGTCGTATCCAAGCGTTTGATCGTCACCATGAACGGTGCTTTACCGAGGATATTCGCAAGCTCACTCGGCACTGTTCCGGCGACCCCGGTCCCGTCATACTCGATAAGAGCCACGCCAAGATCAGTGTTGTAATCTTCGCGGGTCGGTGTAATTGTTCCGCCAGTCCAGCTAGATGTTTTTGAGTTTGGCAGATTTGTTCGAAAGATCACATTGTCCGTGCCCGACAGGTTGACTTCATTCAGCCCCGCCGCATATGAAATACGCACGCCGTCATTGTTGAATTGAATAAATTGGGTTGCGACGCTGAACTCAGCAGAATTTGTATTCGTGTGAAGCGCATTGCCAATTCCACGCACACTGTCGACCACCAAATGTGAATAGGCAGCGTTACAGCATTTGTGATGAATAGCCTGATTAGATTGGCCCCAATCCGTGCCAACGATGTCACGATTTGTTGTGTTATCGCCACTATAGAAAAGCGCTTCAAAATGGTCGGAAACGTTGCCAGATTGCTTGGGTAGGTTGTCGGTTGTATTCGCGGTGAACCCCGCAGGTGCCGTGTATACCCAGTCCGCTTGCGACGTGTAGAGGGTCGCTGCGCCGCCGTTGTAACCCTGCATCAGGATATGCCAAAGCTTAGACGTCGATGAAAACGTAAAGCTCGGGCTTGTGCCCAAAGAAGGATCGCCGCTATCCCAGGTGCCGTTTTTGCCGAACCAGCCCTTACCGTTCGCTATATCAAATGCCCACATGAAGCGGTCATTTATCGTAAGCGTGGGCAAGCCTGGACTTGAATTTCCATTGTTTACGAGATTACCTATAGATGTGCGCACCCACGCTTCTGGACAAGCGCCAAACCCGGAGGTTGCCCCATTGAATGAACCTTTGCCGTCCTCAGAAACAAGACCAACTGAAATCACCGTGCCCGTAGCGTGAACGAGCGCCTCACCGTAAATTTTCCCGTTTTCGGTGAACGCAAGGTCTGTAATATGTACGCCGTAGTTTACAGCGCCAGGATAATCACCACGCCGATTTCCACTCGATAGTGTGCCAGAACCATCACGACCAGACCCCCAAACGGTGTCAAGTGGCGAAAGTGCAGCCACGCGGTTCGTCGGCGTAGACGTGACTTGATGAAGCGTCCCCGACACCGAGACTGTGTTTACACCAAATGTTCCCGCTTCAAACATCTCAAGTTCCGCAATGTATTGCGTCGATACGGCACCGAGCGTATGCATGGTTACCCAATGATATGCGTAACCTGTTGTTGTTATGAGAGTTCCGTCCGCATCACTGTCATACACGCTCGTTGGAACGCTGTATGTTTGCGCTCCTGATGTAAGCAGTAGTGTGCCATCTGCTGCATTAGCCGGGGGGGTATTGCTTCCATAAAACCTGAACTCAACATCAGCACCGCTGGCATTAAAGCCTTCATTGTTAGGAGAATACACGCGAAACCGTGTTATCGTCTTATTTGATCCCCACGACCTGCCGATATACGTGTCGGCAAGAACGGCGGCTGCGCACGCGGTATTGCCTTGAGAAGTAACACCATCGAAGCCAGCGGCAAGACCGCCATAGGACGTCATATTGCCGAAGCTTGTTCCAACGGTGCGCAGATTCGCACTGTAACCCCCACGAGTTTCTCCCATATTTGCGGCATTCTCAAACATGAACAGATATTCGGGAGATAGCGGCGTAAGGTCTTTTGCCTTTACATTCCCTGTCACCAAATCAAGATCGAGGAAATTGCTGGGCTCAAGGGCTTGACCGATCAAGCACGTGTTACCGCCAAGATAAACGTCACCGTAATAGGCGGCATAATCCATCTTGAGGAAATAGTGCGTATAGGTGGTAAAGGCGCTCGTGGCTTGATTTTGAGACGGATAAGTCGCCGTCGCAAAATCAGTTACACGATCCAGATCAATGTATACGCGCATCCGGTCTGACGCCGTGGCGTTCGGCGTGTCCATGACGCAGGTGATCATCGTGAACGCACCGTAATCGCGCAGCAACCTTGTGGTGGTCAAACGACCAACATAACCGCCACCAGCCATCAGAGTGAAATCAAGCTGATCTGTGGCGGTCGTCTGGACTTTTACAAAGTTGGTGCTCGCGCCATCGCCAGCACTGAATAGAACTTCATCACCGCCCTTGATCAACCCAACAGGAAGATGCACGGTCCACTGCTTCTGTTTGGCCGTGTCGGCGGCTGGCGTGAAGTACATGTGCGCGCTGGTCGATGGGAGCGCGGCGTTGGCGATGTTGTATGTGGAAATCGAACGCATGACAGGGATGCTAAACATAGCTCAAGCCCTCGCCGTACTATATGTGAGATCGACGTTCACGCCGTCAAAACACCAATAACCGAGCGTATAGACGCCAGCCGATGAAAGGGTCGCTGCCGCGTCAGCGTCAGTCGTGACTTCCGCGCCCATCGTGACCGCGTGCCCACCGGAATTGTCCAGCCGAATCATGCCGCGCTGGCCTAATGTCTCACCGCCAAACTGCAACGTAATCGCACCTGTCGGCGTGCAAATAAAATCCGTTTTTGCCGACATGTCGAACGTGCCGTCGTTGTCCGTCAAGGTCGCGGCAAACTGTGGCGCGGACCAACTGTTTGCATTGGAGACGTCCAGGTTGATGGTCGAACCCGTCTTGACGAGCCCCGTCCCTGCCGACGTGAAAGACAGATTGCCCAACAGCCAATCGGTGTTGGCTTTATCGAGGTAAAGATCAGCCCATTCGGTATCATCATATTGCACGAACGACGGCGCGCCACCGATGGTGTCATCGCCGTTTGCATTAATCGTGACGGTGTTGGCCGCACCGATTTTGTTGATGCCAAGCAAACGATTATCCGCCTCGCTGGATGCCGCCGGAAGGTTCACGACCACCGCACCGCCCGTCGTGTCAACATTCAACAAGGTATCTTGGGTCATCGTTGCCACGGTGTATGGGCTATCCGCCGACGTGATGGAAATCCGCACGTCATACTTGCCCACCGTCGCCGCCAAGGCCGCCGCCGCACTCATTGCCGCATTGCTTTCAGATGTTGCAGCGAGACCTGCCGAGGCCGAGGCCGCCACGGAACTTACGGAGGCGCTGGTGGCATACGATTGCGCATTGGCAATTTCATCACCTGTCGGTCCATTGACGAAACCGGACTCTGTGTCATTCCAGACAATGGACATATTGGCCACCGGCGTCGGCAAGGTCGTATCGACGCTTTTTGACTCTGTGATTGACATCTGAAGCGATCTCGATTGATTGTCTGAAACCTGTTGTAAAGACGCTGTCAAATAATCCAGTTCATCATTGATGGCCTTTGATCGAAACTCACCTGATTCTTGAAAATCACTGGTACGCTGAATATTTAAGCGGCGCGCCAAGGTTACGGTCACTCCACTCATCGGTGCGGTATCGAAGGTCACCAAGCCGCCTGAACTATCGCCGGAACCGGTAATGGTAAAGCCGGTGCTTTGCAGCACAGCGTCTCCATACACCTCTAAATCTACAATTTCGAATATGGGAAACGGATACGTAAAAGCCGCTTGCACGCCATCAGCCGTATACTGAATACGCGGTGATATATCCCCAATTTGAATATGTGTTGCCATGGGTTGCTCCTTTTGGATCGTCGGAAATAACTGAGATCAGTCCCAGTCTTTAAGTTGTTGCAAGGTGCCGTTATCGCCGAGCAGATCGTCTGCAGATGATGTTTGGCGGCGCTTGCTTGAACTCAGATATCTGGCTTGTGTCTGAGCAAAACTGTTTTCAAGGCTGCTGGCTTTTGCGGCGTAAGCAGCTGCTTGATCATTCAGTTCCTGGGTCGTTTTCGCGCGCATGCCTTCCAGAACGGCGCCTGAAGACCCGTCCGCAGGACCAATACCCTGTGAGGCAAACCGCGCTCGCTGCGCCGCAGAAGCCTTCCGCAATGCGTCTTGACGATTTTTTGCGTCACTCGCCTGCTGGCGCGCCAATTCGTTGACGCGCTGTTGATGGGCTTGGGTTGCGCCGCCATCGTTTTTGGATTTCGATTTGGAATCCATTTGGGATTTGAATAATGTCGCGCCCGTAAGCGCAAGGCCGGTCGTACCGCCCATGAGATTTCTCCTCGATATAATGTGTAAAAAAACGGCCTAGCCGTTGAGGCTGATTTCGCTGGCGACGGAAAGCAAAACAAACGGCAAAGGAGTGTCTTGCTCGATGCGCCACAACGGTTCGATCCCACCTTGTCGCCAGCCAAAGGCGCGCACAGTTTTGTCCCCTGTAAATGCGGGGGTACCTTGATCCCATGCAGCCTGACCGAACCGTTTGAACGGTATGTCTTGCAAGCCGGTCCCCACATCAAGGCGCAGCGCGGAGGTGTTGCGCACGCGAAAGGTAAAAGAGATGGGCCTGAGGTGCCCGCCCTGACTGCCCGCTTTGATGGAAGCAATGGTGGGCGGTAACGGTTCGACGATGTGCGCGTAGGCTAAGCCAATTTCGACAGATGAAACGTCTACATCCAATGTGACCGAACCTGTGCTCACAACGAAATCGCCCAACGGCGCGCCGTCTCCGACCACTTTGACGGTTCGACCTTCCAAGTGCGCTAAGCCATTCCACGTGGCCTTTGGCGTGGCATCCATGCCTTTAAGGCCAGCATCCACGTTATAGTCGTCGTCCAGGACTTCGATAAAATATGCGCTGCCGCGCTTGACCAAGACATAGACATTCGCTCCCACCATCGCAACGGACAGGAACGTCCCGTCCGTCACTTGGCGCGACCATGCCGTAACCTTTTCACGTCGGAACAACGTCAGCGATGCAATCGAGCCATCCGACATCACGATGTGAAGATGACGACGGATTTTATCGTAATCTTGGTCCAGTGGCGTATTGACCATGTGCCGCGCAAGCAATGCCAAATCGCCAGCCTGGTACGCCTGTTCCAAATCCGTATATAAAAACTCACGCAACTCATCACCCGTGCGTGAAACGAACAGTGTTGCGCCATCCACATCGCACGGCACCACCGTGCGATCCGCAGGTGAGCCGACACGGGTTTGTCGTTTCAACTGGATCGAGCTCGGCGTCAGCGGATCACCCGTCACCATCCATTCGGCGCCAGAGGAGAATATCTGTAAATGGCGCCCGGAAAACACCGCACGAATAGCATTGACCTGATCGGACAAGATCGCGAATTCAATTGCTTCATCATCCAACCCGGTCCCGAGATCGAAGTTGAACAGGTCTGCGGATTTAGACATCCACAAACGGTTAGGCGAATCTCGTGATCCACCAATCACCAAACGGTCTTGATGAAAACAAACCGAAACCGGCCAGCCACGAACATCGGAAAAGGATTGTTCCGTCCAGTCCTTGGTCGCCGCCGTTGTGGTCAACGCTTCCTTGACCAGTGCCGTAGCATGGGTGGCATCGGTGAAGAGCGTAATTTCCACTTCTTTGCCTTCGATGCGAAACCGTTTTCCAACGTGCTCTGCAACAAAGAAGTCGGCCGAAGCCGTCAAGGTAATCGTCCCAACGGTGGCATTCGCCTGCAACGTCACCGCCTCATCCGCAAACTTGTGATGAGGCTGGTGGATGACAGAGTCTTTTTCAAAAAAAGTCCAATCCGTAACCGACCAAACATCCGCTTTGTCACGGGTCAACTTTTTCGGCGGTACGTCCGGGTGCGTGATCAGCAGCGTATCCGCGCTCTGCACCCAGTTGATGTTTTTGACCTGCGCCAACGTCCATGGCGCCGGATCGATAGAAGTGTGTTTGACACCGTCCTTGTAGACATCGACGATGGCTTCGCGAAACACCAGTAGGTAGACCTGCTCGGTGTTGAATTCAAAAGCCACCAAACGGCCTTCGCTCGACGCGGCATCGACATAACGCAACCCCGCACGGCGGTAAATGCCGCCGGTGGGCATGACGAAGATGTTGGTGAGATTTCCTGCGCCATTGTCGTAAGCGGTCAAATCGCCGCGCCCCGCCAATTCCATCGACACCTCGCCGGCCGTAAAGCTGGTTTTGAATGTATGCATTCTGGCCATCAGCTGCGTACTCCGACGAGGGTGTAATCTTCCACCGCGTGCGGTGTGTCTTGCTGCGCGTCGATCATCTTGGCGCGCTTGAACTCAGTTTCGGCGACCTTCAACAACGCTTCGGAACGACTGGTGCTATCGGTCAACGGAATGCAAAACTCCGCCGCCAGTCGCGCAATCACTACCTGATCGAAAAAGGGTGGAAACTCGCTTTCCAAGGGACGGAAAACGTACGTCAGCACCACTTCAGAAGCATTGGCGTGCAAACGGCGTTCGTGGATGCGGTAATCCAAACCGCGTCCGCGTCCCGCCCCCGCCGACAGCGCGCGCAAAAAGTCTGCGGGCAGCTGATAGGCGTAATCGTAATCGGCGACGGGCGTCGCTTCGAGCTGCGGCAACGTCACCTGCCCGGTGGCGAATGACCATGGATTGGACGACAGCAGCGCGTCGCGAATGGGCTCATACAGGTTGCCCGCAACTTCAGCCTCCGCCGTGCCCTCGTCGAACGAGGTGATCGACCGACACCCGGTCTTCAACAGCGCGCGCGAACACAGCGCAATGGAACTTAAGGCCAT